TGGCCGCCCGAATTATAGCGGCAACTTCATCCCCGAAATCTGGTCGGGCAAACTGATCGAGAACTTCTACGACGCCACTGTGCTCGCAGCGATCTCGAACACCGACTACGAAGGTGAAATCCGTAACATGGGTGACACGGTCAATATCCGTACCACCCCGGAAATCACCATTCGTGACTACGTGAAGGGTCAGACCCTGACCGTGGAAAACCCCGACAAGCCGAAGCTGCAGCTTGTCATCGACAAGGGTGAGTACTTCGCCTGCGTCGAAGACGATGTGGACAAGGTTCAGACGGACATCAACCTGATGGATACTTGGTCGAAGGACGCTTCCGAGCGTATGAAGATCAAGATCGACCAGCGTGTGCTGACCGATCTGTTGCCTGACATCGCCGCCACCAACAAGGGCGCGACCGCAGGCGAGCAGTCGGCATCGTTCAACCTTGGTACGACGGCTTCTCCGCTGACCGTGTCGAAGGATGGCGCTGGCGGTACCACCTCGGTGGTTGACCTGATCGTTGATATGGGCACCGTCCTCGACGAGGCGAATGCCCCCGAGGGTGACCGTTATCTGGTGATCCCGGCCAAGATGGCTGGCCTCATCAAGAAGTCGGAACTGAAGGACGCATCGCTGACTGGCGACGGCACCTCCATCGTCCGCAACGGTCGTCTGGGCATGGTTGACCGCTTCACGATCTACGTGTCGCACAACCTGTACGTTGACTCGGGTAAGTACAGCATCATCGCTGGCCACAAGATGGGTTTCACCTTCGCATCGCAGATGACGGAGATGGAGTCGCTCCGCGCCGAGTCCACCTTCGGTAACATCATTCGCGGTCTGCAAGTGTACGGCTACAAGGTCATCAAGCCTGAAGCCATCGCTCAGGCCGTCATCTCGTTCTAAGGAGGGCAGATAGATGACTGCTTATACTGATAGCCTCGGCTTCAACAAAGGTACTGCAGATGCGTACCTTGCTTCGGGCAACGACCAACTGACGGTCATGTCCGTGGAACTCGACTTCGCTGCCATCATTGCAGCGCGTGCTGCGGCTGGGGTTTCGGCCCTGACCACCAGTGACTCGCTGCAGGTCCTGCGTATCCCCGCAGGGTCGGTTGTCCTGTCGGCTGGTTTCACCGTCACCACGGCTGAAACTACCAACACCACGGGCACCATTGTTCTGGCGGACGGTTCTGTGACTTACGCTACCGGCATCGCTATCAACGCGACTGGTACCAGTGCGGCGAACCTTGCGAACCCCACCGTGTATAGCGCGGCGGATACGCTGGATATTTCGTTTGGCACTGCCATGCCGACTGACCTCGTGGTCAAGGCGTGGGTTGTCATGGCCGACGTGAGCTAACGGTAGGGGCTTCGGCCCCTACCTCCACCCAAGGAGGAACTCATGTCAAAATATGATGGTGTAACCCACTCTCGGCTGAAAGCGATCAGCCTTGAAGCCGATACTGCGACGATCACGCAGTTGAACGTGACCGACTCGGTCCTGAGCACGCGCAAGCGGTTCACGATTGCTGAGGTCAATGCAGGGGCGACTCTCGTTGCCGCTGTGGCGGGCAAGAGCATCCGCATGGTGAACTGCAAGGCCATCGCCGTTGGCGGTGCTGCTGGCGCAGTTACGACTGTGGACGTTCTCGCCACCCTGTCTACCGGACGCAAGCTGGTTGCTTTTGCTCAGGCCAACCTGACGCAGAGTGCTGTGCTGACCGCCGGTGGTACGGGTGCTGCGGTTCTTGCTGATGGTGCATCGTACACTGCGAACGACGCAGGTACGGCGGTCACTGTTGGGAAGACCGGCAGCAATGTCACGACTGCAACACACATTGACGTGATCTTCGATTACGTCCTTGAGTAATAGGTAGGCCCTTCGGGGCCTGCCTTACCATCTGAGAGGACACACACATGCCCGGCACTCGCATTTTAGGACTCACGGCTCTTTCTGGCGCAGGTAGCGCCAATAACGATGATCTCGTGATCTTCGATGCTGATGCCGATGAGACCAAGCGTATCTCGCGCTCGCAGCTTGCCGATGGCATGGTCGGGGACTTGCCATATACACCCGCTGGGTTTGTATCAGCGACCACAGTGCCGACCGCCATAGCGGAGATTGTCACTGATCTTACTGCTGCCGGTGGCGCTGCGTTAATCGGGAACACGCCTGCCGGGGCCGTTGCGGCGACGACTGTGCAGGCGGCCATCAACGAACTCGATACGGAGAAACAGCCGCTCGACGCAGGGCTGACCTCCATTGCGGGGCTGACTACAGCCGCTGACAACATGATCTACACCACAGCCGCAGACACATATACGGTGGCCAGCCTTACTGCCGCAGGGCGTGCGATCTTGGACGACGCAGACGCTACGGCCCAGCGTGTGACTCTCGGTCTTGAGATCGGTGTTGATGTCCAAGCCTATGATGCCGACACAGCCAAGTACGATGACGTGACCGCGAACTTCACAGGTGCGCTGCAGAATGGCGGGTCGGATGTTGTCGTCGATACAGACATTGGGGTTACCGTCCAAGCCTACGATGCCGACACGGTGAAGACGGATGTGGCGCAGACGTTCACTGCGCAGCAGACAGTTACCTCGGGCCTTGTACTGCAAAGCGTAGCAGATACGGCAATCGCAGCCGTGGGGGATGCGATCAACACGACTGACAAAGTGCAGGGCAAAGTGGTCTATGATACGACCAACAATAGACTGATGATCGCCAACGGTAGTGCCGCCGCTGACCCGTGGTACGTCGCGGATGGTTCTGCTTCTGTGACCCCCGCATAAGGAACCAAAACCATGCCCACGAACTTCACAGGCAGTCAGATCAAAGACACCTTCGACCAAATCCTGCATGTGGATGGTGGGCCTACGGCTTCGGAGAAGACCGTCTACAGCGCCGCAGGGGTGGCGACAGCCCTGAAGGTCGGGACAGGCTCCGCCTCGGTAGACAACGTCCAGCTTGACGGCAATACGATCCGCACGCTGGACACCAACGGCAACCTCGTCCTCAACCCCAACGGGACCGGCTCGGTCAGCATGACCAAGGTGGCCATCACCGGCGGTACCATCACAGGGATCACGGACCTCGCCGTCGCTGACGGCGGGACTGGCGCGTCGGACGCCTCCGGGGCGCGGACCAACCTCGGGCTGGGCAGCATCGCCACTCAGAACTCGAACAACATCAACATCACCGGTGGGTCGATCACCGGCGTCGTCTTCACCGGCAGTTTTTCTGGTATCACGTCGATTACTTCCACCGGGTTTTATACCGACGACGCGGCAGCGGGGTTGACGCTGACCGGGAACGACCTGCTGGCCGACGGCACCGACACGAACATCGACATCAACATCACGCCCAAAGGCACGGGCGAGGTGAACCTCCCGAAGGTGGACATCGACGGCGGAGCCATCGACGGGACGACTGTCGGCGCAACCACGGCAGCTTCTGTGCGCGGCACCACTGTCACGGCTACGACCTCGATGGGCTACCCCACGGGCACCGGCGGCACGGTAACACAGCTTACGAGCCGTACGACCGGCGTAACACTGAATAAAATCAGCGGGCAGATCACACTGGTCGCTGGCTCGATCTCTGGTCTGTCCTCTCAGGAGTTCACGCTGACCAACAGCTTCATCGCTGCAACGGATGTGGTGCTCGTGAGCTTTGCCTCTGGCCTGACAGCAGCGACCTACGATGTGACCGTCACGGCCACAGCGGCTGGATCGTGCAAAATATCGGTTCACAACGTCAACAACTCGGCCACTCCGAGCGACACGCCAGTCATCAACTTCGTGGTCTTTAAGGGGGTGAATAGCTGATGGCAAAGGACCCTCGCCTCGAACGCGCCGGTGTGGAGGGCTACAACAAACCCAAGCGCACACCGAGCCATCCCACCAAGTCGCATGTGGTCGTGGCGAAAGAGGGTGATCAGGTGAAGACCATCCGGTTCGGAGAGCAGGGGGTGAAAGGATCGCCCGCTCGCAAGGGTGAGAGCGATGCGGACAAGAAGCGTCGAGCGGCGTTCAAAGCCCGCCACGCCAAGAACATCGCCAAGGGTAAGATGTCGGCGGCGTACTGGTCGGATCGCGTTAAGTGGTGATGGCAGCGAAGAAGACGAGTCCGGCCCGCAAGTCGTGGCCGGTTACACCATCAGGAAAGCGGAGGAAGAAATGACGATGATGTATTTGCGGAACAAGAAAGACGGCTTCATCTATGGCTGGAATGAAATCCTCGCCAAGAACCCGTTGTGCGAACCTGTGACTGAAGAAGAAGCCTTCCCCGAGCGTTTCGTGAAGCCTGCGCAGGTGGAGGCTGTTAAGAAGACCCGGGCGAAGCGCAAGACAAGAGCACTCGATCTGTCTACCGATGACATCAAGGAAGAACCGAAGTATGTTGCTCCTGAAATAGAAGCCGATGCGTCGAAGGATTTGCCTGAATGACACCCGCCGAGGTAATCTCTGAAGCCCGCAAGCTCATCAACGACAGCCGCTCGCCGCAGCGGTATTCGGACGTTGATATGCTGGGCTTCGTCAACCAGACGCTCAAGCGCGCAGCGATGTATCGCCCTGATCTGTTTCTGCAGATCGGGGATATTAGCACGGCGGCGAACACCACCGTCCAGTCGATGCCCGCTGACTCGATCCGTTTGGTAGAGATTTTCGGCGTCAAGGACGGTAGCACGATCACAGAGGTGGATCGGGATGTCTTCGATCAGACATACCCCGGGTGGCGCAGCGAGGCGGCAGGCACGCCTGTGAACTTCATGCGGCACGTGCGGAACCCGAATGTATATTTTCTCTACCCTCGGCCCGTATCAGGCGTTATACTGCTCGCAGAATACGCCAAGGTGCCGACGGATTACGCCCTCAATGATCCAATCGCTGCCCCGATTGATGCGTACTTCCCGACAATCGTGGATGGCACAGTGTATCTGGCCGAGTCCGTGGACGATGAACACGTGAACTCTGGACGTGCCAAGCTATTCCTCGATGCGTTTACGCAGGGTCTGGGGGTCTCGCTGCAATCCCGCGAGATCACGGATAGCGATGAAGCAGGGCTTGACCCGAGGAGAATTGGCTGATGGCGACACGCACGTTCGCATCACTGGTACCGAGACTGAACCCAAGTGTGCCGGGCTGCCCCCAGTACACGATGATTCAGTACATCCGCGATGCGGCGATCCGCGTGTGCGAGCGCACGCTTGCTTGGCGCTATACCCAGCCCACGTTCCCGCTTCTGCCCGGTGTACATGAGTACATCTACGACAAGCCTGTCGGTACTGAGGTCCACGTCCTGTTCGACGCGATGGTTAATGACCGCCCGCTGTCGAAGCTAACGCTGGAGCAGGCCCTGTCCCAATATCCTGAGTGGGCTGACCTCTACAGCGGGGAGGACCCCTCCACTGTGTGGAGCCTGACGCCGTCGGGGTCGTTCAACACCTATGAATACAACGATGGGTTGTTCAACGAGGACCCTGCGTTCGTGCTGCCCGAGGCTGTGGTGGCCAAGGCGTCTGAGCCGCGCTCGATCACGCAGTTGACGCCTGACAAGTACATCGTCCTGCCACTGCCGGATGACGAGAAGACCTACACCACCCGGATGTTCTACGCCCTGAAGCCATCGCGTGATGCTGAGGGTATGGATGAGATGATCTTCAACGAACTTGAGGAAGCCATCCTGCACAGTGCCCTGCAGTACCTTCTGGTGCTTCCGAACGTCGCTTGGTCTGACCGCGAGTTGGCGTCCTACCACGCCAAGCAGTTCCTCCGCGAGATGGTGGAGCGCCGGGCGCGGGCCAACCTTGGAAACATGCGGGGCACTATGCGTGCCACCGCCCCGAAATTCGCGTGAGGTAGCCGATGGTTCTGAAGATCACAAACAACGCCACGACCACAGTACCGCTGGCTATCCAAAGCACCGATACCTCCCTGACCGTTGCCACTGGCACCGGCTCCTTGTTCCCGGTCCTTGGGGCCGGGGACTTCTTTTTTGCTACGCTGAGCAGCACCGCCGGTGGTATGGAGATCATCAAGGTCACTGCTCGCGCCGATGATGTGATGACTATCGAGAGGGCGCAGGAGAGCACGCTGGCCATTCCCTTCGCGGCGAACAGCCGGTTGGAGATCAGGGTCACAGCGGCTAACCTGCAGAACTACATCGACAGTCTGGACTTTTTGCTGTTGTGAGGGACGATGCCGGTCATTCTGAAAAACAACGTCGATAGTGTCCTAGCTCAGGCGATCAATGCGTCTGAGACGGCTATGGTCGTTGCGACTGGCGAAGGGACTAAGTTCCCCGCACTGGCGGCTGGTGAGTATTTCTACGCCACGCTGGTGAGCGCACAGGGCACGCGCGAGATCGTCAAGGTCACAGGCAAGAGCGGTGACACGCTGGCCATTCAGCGTGGGCAAGAGGGCACGACGGCCAACGGGTTCAGCACGGGCAGCCGCGTCGAGATGCGGGTCACAGCAGCCTCCATCACAGACCTCGTGGATGAGCACGACCAAGCCGCAGAGATTAGCATCGCTGACGCTGGTGGGTATTACACCTCAGACAACGTCGAGGGTGCGCTGCAGGAGGCTGCACAGGCCAGCACGACGAAGTATGTCCCACCCGGAGCGGGTGCAGTCACCCGCACGGTTCAATCCCGCCTGCGTGACTTCGTGTCCGTAAAGGATTTTGGAGCCGTAGGCGATGGTGTGACGGATGACACTGCGGCTTTGAAGGCGGCTTTTGATTACGCAATTCCACTTGGCATACCTGTGCATCTGGAAGGAAGTTTTCGGGTCACTGGCCCCATCCAGCCTTACGTCCTGCGAGCATCTGGAGAAGCTCATATCGTGTGCAGGGGTGCTGTGACCATTACGGTTGATGCTGCATCCACTGGCTTCCGTGATCTGTTCTATCTCGAAACAACTGCGGTCAATAACTGCTCCATCACTGGCGGTTCACTCTACATCGACTGCAACAGCAAAGCCGCAAGTGCCATCGGGTTTCGTCACAATGCAACATCGCAAGGTGGGCAGGTCAACATTGAATGTCCTGTGACTATTGTTGATTGCTACAACACTGATGCATCGGCCACCTACGAAAACCAAGCTATCTTTGTTTATGGCGACTATGAGGCCGTTCTTATTGACCAACCTCGTGTTGTTGGCGTTTCTCGTGCTGGATCAGGTGGTGCCTGCAAGGGCATTTCTGTCGGCGCTTTTACGGGCGTTGTCACGATCAATCAGCCTTATGTGAAAAACGTCCTTGTTGGCGGCGGAACTTTTGACGCAGACGGTATTGCCACGCTCGGCAAAATACTCGGCACGACATACAATGCTCGTGGTGGCTCTGTTCGCCTGAATGAACCCACATTCGTTGACTGCCAAGGGCGCAGCTTCAAGAGCCAATGCTCTGATGTAACGGTGATGCGGCCAAAGGTTTACCGTCAGAACGTCGTTTCGATTTCCAACGGCTTGGATTTTGATTTCCAAACAGGAGGAACGTCGCTTCTTGTTGATCCTTTGTTTGAGTATCGCCTGAACGGGGCGACCAGTCCACTTGGTGCCTCTTTTGCGCCTGTGGCATTTCAACAGCTTTTGGACAATCAGCAGAACGTCGGCAAGAGTATTGGTGGGACCATCCTGACTGAGGTTCTCATTCCTCGGTATGCTTTTGTAATCCACCAAGCCACTGCATTGGAGAGTTACACAGAAGTCAATGGGCTTGTCATCCAGCCTATAGGCGCTTTGACGAATGCACTGGATCGATCCATCGTTGAGTTCAAGGCAAGTGAAGTCGAAGCCAAGTCCACAAAAACAAACATTGTCGTCCATGATGTTCGTGGCCCAATGGGTTTGTATGCTATTGGCTACACTAATTATGGCGGCGGTGCTTTGACGAGCAAGCTGAACATCGAAGTCAGTGACTGCTACAACACGCTGACCAGTTCAACTCGACAGCTTTTCGCCTCATTGTCAGGCAGTTCGATCCTTGCAGTAGAAGGGTTCTTGTTCCGTGAGAATTACGGCTTCCGTTCTCTGCTCCCAGCGGGATGGACGTTTGACTTCAATGATCTGGTGACTGGCTCTTATTTCACCGTTGACATTGCAGCAGTCTCCGCAACCAATGCCCCGTCATGGGGTGCATCTGGCTATGCTTACGTCGAGGTTCTGGACCAATGGTTCAACTCTGCCGATCAGCACATCCGTGTGACGGTAAACAATGCGGCAACATCTAACAGCGTGTTCTTCACGCAGGGCGGCACAACTCCGACATGGGGGACGATTAAATGACGATCAAACAGCACGGCGGTGTTTTCGGTAGACACCCTGAGTTTGGGACTGTTGATGTTGATGGGCTGGCTACGGTCAAGTCTTTAACCATTCAGTCGAATGAACCACTTTTGAAAATATCTGATGAGTTTTCAGGTGGTGTCTACAGCAACGAAATCTTTCAAAGCGGATATACTTGCTATTACGATCAAATGGGCCTTGGCAGTCATGTCTTTCGGATTGGACGAGACCCTGCTTTGACCGTCAGATACGATAAAAACATTGTCCTTGCAGATGGGAATTTGATTGTCCCTTCTGGCAACGGCATCGACTTCTCTGCCACCTCTGGCACTGGCACAAGCGAACTGTTCGATGACTATGAGGAGGGGACGTGGACGCCTGCGGTATCTGCGGGCATATCCGGTGTAGGATACGCATCGCAAAGTGGTGTCTATACCAAAATCGGAAACCTTGTGACAATCACCGGGCAGATCAGCACAAACGCTGGAACTGCAACTGGTGACCAGTTTACGCTTACTGGTTTGCCTTTTTCTGTCGGTCAGATTGGTGGGGCGTTCTTTACTTACTTGAACACAGGCGTTGCGGCATCACTCTGGATCGCATCGGGTTCTATGTTTGGTTACAAGGCTACTGGAGGGAACCTAAGCGGAACCGATTTGGCAGATGCCGCAAACACAATCATCTATTTTACTGGTCAATACACGGCATCCTGAGGAGCTAAAACATGGCGCTGACAAAAGCACATAACAGGATGATCGAAGGATCGTTCTTTAACGTCAAAGACTATGGCGCTGTCGGTGATGGCGTTGCAGATGATACTGTTGCCATTCAGGCTGCGCTTGATGCGGCTGGCTCACTTGTAATCTCAGACACTCCGTTCACCGGATACGGCTATGTGGTCAAAGGTGGCGGGACTGTTGTGCTTCCTGCTGGGCAGTATCTTACCTCTGCAACTTTGACTGTTCCTCAGAATGTCAGCGTTGAAGGTGCTGGGAAGTATTCTACAGTCATTCGGCCAACGGTCGATGGTCAAGTAATGAGAAACGCAGGAACGCCTACAGTGACTGGGACTTACGATGTGGCTGGCCTTGCGTTCCGCAACTTTTCTATTCTTGGTGACAGGACAAAAACAAATCAGATCGGGTTGTCTTTTCTACGGCTTACATCAGCAACAATCGAAAACGTCTCTGTTTCACGATGCGGAAATGTTGGCGTCGCTATGTATCAATGTGGTGTGAACCAGATCAATAATCTTGAGTGCATTTCGAACGGCAGTCACGGGCTTTATATCGCATCTGGTTTTGATGTTTGGGGTGGTTCTGCGAATAACCTGCCATCGAATGCAAACGTGTTTACATTTATTCGCTGCTTGCAAAATGATGGCGCTGGTATTTATTTTGCAAACGGCACAAATGGAAACATCTTCACCGGGGCGAACTGCGAATATAACTATTATTCCTCTGGGGATAATGTTGGATACAACGTGTATGTTGCAACCGACAGCTATTCGCCAAACTGTTTTTACGGACTTTGGACAGAAGGTCCAGTCGAAGCGCACGTCTATGTTGCGTCTGATAGTATTGGTGTCTTTGTAAAAATTGTCGACTGGAAACACTTTGGTAATGGCGCATCAGGAAATGTTGATCGTGCCCTAATCCTAAACTCTGGTTCAGCGACGGTGATTAACGCCACTTCGATTTCCAATAGCTATAAAGTCATCAGCGGGTCTGACGCGCCATTCCGCATCCAAGACAAGACGAACAGCATTCTACAACTTGTAAATGCTCAAGGAGCGTTGGTTTCTGGCATTGGTCTTGTCGAAGACGCAACTGGGGCACAGACTGGTCTTTACAACAATTTGAAGCAAGACAATGCTGCCACCAGCGGGGCAAACTACGGGCCACTTGTCTTTTACAATGACGGTGGCGCGGTTGATGGTGTTGCATACCGGAACGATGGCCAATCGCATCCTTGGTATCAGAGCCGTGCTTTTTACAGGGATATACTTTTGGGCGACGGGACTGCTGCACCATCTGCCAGCCTATCAGCAGGAACTGGAAGCCCGGAGGGTAGCAAAACAGCCTCGCCCGGTTCCGTGTATCTAAACCTTGCAGGTGGTGCTGGCACAACGCTGTATGTGAAGGAAAGTGGAACTGGCAATACAGGATGGGTTGCAAAATGACCATTATGAAAATCATTCGAGACCAGAATGGTGATCTTATCAACATCGGAGAATGGGATGATTGCAAAGGAGCAAATCCTATTCCTGAGGGTTCATATGAAGATGAAGCAAGTGTTGTCGAGGGATACGATGGTGGCCTGTATTTGGCCACCGATCCCCGCAAAGATGGTTAATGCGCTTCGAGCGTGGACAGGTCCGAAAGGACGGTAAAAGGAGGCCAATATGGCACTGAATAAAATGACAATCGCCGACAAGATCGAGGTTCTGCAACTGGCAGCGGGTTATCCCATCGTGCAGGTCAGAACGGCCACGATCATCGCAGAGGACGGCGTGGAGATCAGCCGCACCTTCCACCGCCATGTGCTGACGCCTGACGCTGATCTGAGCGCAGAGGATGCGGACGTGGCGAAGATCGCCAAGGCAGTTTTCACCGCAGACGCCAAGGCAGCCTACGCTGCAGCGCAGGAGGCAGGCGAATGACCACCATCGCAACCAAAAACATCACCGCTGAGAACACCTTTTCTGATGCTGTCCGGCTGGAGGGGTACTTCAACCTGTCCCTGACCGGGCCGACCTTCACCGCCACGACGACGGTGACTGTCCAGCGGAGCATCGACAATGCGACATGGGTAGATGTGGACACCTTCACCGCGCCCACTGAGGAAGTTGGTTTCGAACCGGAACTCATGTGGTATCGTGTCGGTGTAAAGACCGGTGAGTTCACTGTATCTGATGACATCAACGTGCGCCTTGGGCGCGAGGACAAGGACCGCCACTAGCCATGCCTGTGCTCCTGCGGAATAACGTATCTGCCACGCTCGCTGCAGCTTTGTCAGCGACGGATACCGGTATTGCGTTGTCCTCGGGGCAGGGCAGCCTGTTCCCCAGCCTGAGCGCAGGGGAATACTTCTATGCCACGCTCTCTGGCCCGACCACTGGGCCGGAGATTATCAAGGTCACAAACCGCGTGGGGGATACCCTCACCGTGACCCGGGCCCAAGAAGGAACTGCCGGGCAGCATTTCCCCGCCGGTGGACGCATCGAGATCAGGGTCACAGCAGCCTCGGTCGAAGATGCGATCACGGACGACATCAATACGTTGGACGCCACCCTCCGGGCCTACACGGACGCAGAGGTAGCGGCTGCCGATACTGCCCTCCGGGCCTACACGGACGCACAGGTTGCTGCCTTAAACTTCACGGCAGACAGCTTCACCGGCACCGGGTCGCAGGTCAACTTTACACTTTCTACGACGCCAATCTCCAAGAACCACACATTGGTCTTCATCGACGGCGTGTATCAGGGCAAGGCCGGATATTCTGTATCCGGCACGACGCTCACTTTCTCTGAAGCACCGCCGCTCAACAGCGCGGTTGAATGTAACACGATGGAGTTATGAGGACGACGATGGAAGCAGGTATGATCTGGAACGGCATTCTCACCTTCGCATTCGGCCTGCTGGGCTGGGTGCTCAGGAGCTATGTCGAAGAACTGAAGCGGGTCACGATCCTGCTGAACCGCACGCGTGAGGAAATGGCCAAGGAGTATGTCACCAAGGGTGAGGTTCACGCCGACATCAACCGCGTGATGAACCGGCTGGAGGCCCTCGACGCCAAGCTCGACCGCCTGCTGGAGAGCAGAGCGAAAGGAGGTATATGATGAAAGTCCCTGCGCACAAGACGAAGATCATGGTCCACTGCCTCGCCACGACACCGGCGTGGGGGCACGGCAAGACTGCTGAGCAGATGGTGCGCGAGGTCACACCGTGGCATACGAACCCCAAGCCTCACGGTCGCGGGTGGAAGGCTATCGCCTATGCCGAGATCATCGACTACGAAGGTCGCCGCGCTAAGGGCCGCGATCTGAACAACGACGACAACACATTCGACGACACGGGCGCGGGTGCCAAAGGACACAACACCGATACGATCCACATCGCACTGGCCGGTGGCCGGTGGCCGGATGGCAAGTGGGGTGCACGCACCGATAAGTTCTCGGACCACTTCACCCCGGCGCAGGACCGCGCGCTGCGCGAAGCCATCGCTGAGATCAACCGGTTGGCAGGCCGCACGCTGGAGGTACTGGGTCACAACGAGGTAGACCCGAACAAAGGCTGCCCTGCGTTCGACGTACCGACGTGGTTGAAGGCGGCTCCCACGCCTACACCTGCACCGCCCAGTCGCAACCTGTTGGCTGAGCTACTGACGAAAATCTTCAAGGCCCTCGGGCTTGGTAAAGGAGGCCCGGCATGACCGCACCTATCACTCGCATCATCCTTCGCTACGGCGTCGGCCTCGTGTTTGGTATGGAGATCGGCAGCTTGCTCGCCGGTGATCCAGATGTCGTGCTGCTTGTCGCAACTGGCGTTGGCGTAGCCACCGAAACCGTGTATACTTATGCCAAGAAGAAAGGCTGGGCAACATGATCGACCTCATTCTTGGACCGCTTGCACCTTACATCGCCGCCGCAGTCAGCGGGTTGGTGATGTTTCTCTATGGCTACCGCAAGGCCGACAAGGCCCGGAACGCTAAGGAAACGGAGAAGCGGCTGGAGGATGTGAAGAAGGCACAGGAGGTGCGCGATGAGGTTCATGCGCTTGACGATATTGGCCTCGCTAACCGGGCTGCTCGGTGGTTGCGTGGTAACGACTGAGTGCGATTGGACGCGCACAATCCCCTTCGGCGGCCAGCCGACAATCGACTGGCTTCTGGAGAATGACCGAGACCTGTTGGCGGACGTGGTGGTCCACAATGAAACCAGAGAAAGGGTTTGCAAATGATGGGTAAGAAGAAAGAAGCAGCGAAGAAAAAGAAGAAGTAATTAATGCCCGGGATCAAATTTCAGAGGTTTTTAGGGAAGGCTCCGCGTATCGCGCCGGAGCTTCTTCCCGATATGGCCGCGCAGACGGCGACGAATGTCAAGCTGTACTCTGGTGATTTGATCCCTTACCCCCGGCCTTCTGTCGCAGGCAACCATGGGCTGTCTGGCGTGGCACCGGTGACACTGCACGCTCTCTACGATCCGGCAAACAACCCCGTCTGGCTCGTGTGGGACAAAGATGTGGACATCGTCACGCCGTCTGGCTCTGAGAATGTCGAGGAGCAGCGGTTCTATTATACCGGCGATGGCGCACCCAAGGTGTCTACCTACGCTTTGGCCACGACCGGGGCGCAGCCCTACCCCGTGGACTATTATGACCTCGGGCTGCCGCTCCCAACGCAAACCCCGACGGCGACCGAGACGCCGTTCACCACCAAGACGACGGCAACCTACGAGCGCGATGCCGGAGGTGTCGTTACTGTCGCTACGGGTGGCCCAGCAATCACGATCAGCGGCATTACACAGGCAAATCCGGCTGTTGTAACTGCGACCGCACATGGTTTTACAACTGGCGATACTGTTCGGATTACCGACGTTGTTGGCATGGTAGAGGTGAACGATCTACTGTTTACAGTAACAGTGATTGACGCAAACACTTTCAGTCTGGATGGAATAGATAGCACAGGGTACGCGGCGTATACATCCGGTGGTTATGCAGCTTTGGCTTCTGTACCCCATGGCCTCAAGTCAGGTGCTTTCGTCACGATCAGCGGGTTTACCAACCGGTCGGGGACGTACAGTCAGACCGGCACAACCATCACAGTGACAATCATCGGTCATGGGCTGGCCATCGGCTCGCGTGTTTTGCTCCGGTTCACCTCGGGTACGGCCACGGCGAACATCTTCACGGTCACGGCAACACCAACAGCCGACACATTTGACGTTACGTCCACCAAATATACGACGACCAGCGGCAACGTGGATTGGGACATCACCAATCTGAACGCTACGTCCATCGAGGTTACGGTCATCGACTCGACGACCTTCACCTATACCAGTCCGGGTTTTCAAGTCTCGACCATATCGAGCAGCGATGGACGTGTTGACCTTGCCGGTGGCACGCAGGCTCGCAGCTATCTCTACACGTGGTTCACCCCGTGGGAGGAGGAATCCATCGGCTCGCTGCCTTCCGATGAACTGTACATCAAGGAAGGTCAGGTCGTTACGATCAGCAATCTGCCGACGGCCAAACCTGCAGGTAAGAACCAAGTCCAAGGCATTCGTCTGTACCGCACGCTCTCGACTGTTGCAGACACAGAGTACTTGCGCCTTGCCACTCTGTGGTTCCCTGTGACTGTGGACACCGTGGTGGGCACGACGGTCACGACTGTGCAGCCCCATAATCTTACAGTGGGCAGCTATTTCAAAATCAGCACGGGCGTGGCCGGTGGCGAAGTCACGGATGTAATCGACGATTACACATTCACCTACACCGGCGGTGTCGGTTCCGGCGGCGCAGGCGGCACGCTCTACCACGATGTCTCGGAGAACCCCGGGACGAGTACGCCTCGGTACTGGGGCGACGGATCGTACGACTTCACCGACGATTTCAACGTGACCAGCTTGCTCAATGCACTGGCGACAGACGACTACGACCCGCCGCCGGAGGGCCTCAAGGGCCTGACGCTGTACAATAACAACATCCTCGTGGGCTTTGTCGGCAACGAACTCTACTTCTCTGAGCCGGGCCAGTACCACGCATGGCCGCGTGTGTACAAAAAGGAAATCCCGTTCAACATCGTGGGTCTCGCTGTGTTCTCGGGCTACTTGCTGGTCGCCACAGAGAACTACCCTTACCTCGTCGCCGGTAATGACCCCGTGGTCCTCAGTCTGACGCGTGTCGATGCGCGGTACCCCTGCCTGAACAAGCGCAGTATTGCCAACATGGGCTTCGGGGTGATGTACGCCACCCATGACGGGCTGGCACTCTACTCGACCACGACCGGTCCGCAGCTTGCAACCCGCCTGCTGTACAACAGCGACACGTGGAATGCAGACCTCGACCCGACCACGCTGGTGGGTACGGCGTACAAAGACACCTACCTCGCATGGCACTCTGCAGGCGGCATCAGCTTCGAACGTGACGACCGCGTCGGCGGTTTCTTCGTTGATCTCGTGACCGACGAGCAGCCCGAGGCTACGTGGTATGATCCGCTCACCAACAACTTGTACTATGCCACCGGAACCGCCGGGGATGTGTATCTCTGGGACGACCTTGACCAACCTGCCCAACCGTTCGAGTGGAAATCCAAAATCATCACAACGGAGAACCCGATCAACATCGGCGCGGCACAGGTCGATGCCGACTACGCTGCAACCTCGCCCGTCTGGGACACCGTGACCGATACGTGGGACACCTCTACCATCCTGTGGGACAGCGACGGCGGTGTCACCTTCAAGCTCTGGGTTGATGGCGAACTGGTCTTGACCCAACAACTTGACAGTCGCAGAGTGTTTCGTTTGCCTCGCGGCTACCGTTCGGATACATTCGAGATAGGTGTTGAAGGCTCTGTGCGACTGAGCACTGTGCGTATTGCCGAGACACCGATAGGTTTGAGAGAGGTCTGATGGCACTACAGAGCAGATATACAGCGGTCCCAGCGGTCCCACTCGTCGGCATCGAGGAGTGGCAATCACAGCTTTTGAACGCCCTCAAAGAGAACGTCGAGCTACTGACCGGAACCCGTGGTGAACCTGATCTTGCCAGCGTGGCCATCAACCGCGCTCGTCTGACTGTGTCTGTCCCACCTGAGCAATCCATGCGACAGGTCAGCGCAAACGGCAGCGGTGTCACCATCAGCGGGGCCAACGTTCCCGTCCTCGAAGATTACTCGCAACTCATCACCGATGTACAGAAACTCGCCAACGACGTGGCCAACCTACGGGCGACCGTGGAAGTGCTCATCACGCAACTGAGGGGATAACCATGGCTCGTGCTCCTATGAACAACAACCAGCGTGCCACGCAGGCACAACCTTCCCAGCGTATGGCGCAGCCGACTGCTCTGCCGCCTGTGCTACAAGGGCTTATGTCAGCGGCACCTACGCCACCGGTCATGGCCCCGGGCCGTGGTCTTGCTGGCGCAATGCCTTCGCTTGCAGGCGCTACCGCGCCACAGATGGGCTTCGGACAGGCTCCGTCCTACCAGATGGGCGGTGCCATTGGTCCCGGTGGTCAGCCCCAGCGCCCCGCCGGTATGACCATGCCGGGACAGACAAACCCGCAGGAGCCGCTGTCGCCGCAGATGATCGAGATGCAAATCCAAGACCTCGCCACCCGCAATCCGCAGGTGCTGGCGCAGATCAAGCAGGCGATCAACGAGTCGATCATGTCGGGCGAACTGACCCAGCAAGAACTGAATACGATGGTTCAGTTGGCGACCACGGTGCTGCGCAACCCGGCGCTCTATCCGCAAATCCGCCAATTTGCCATCCAGCAGGGCATCGCCACCGAGCAAGACCTGTCACCTCAATACGATCAGGGTCTCATCATCGCTATCCTCATCGCCGCCCGGGCCGCACAGGCCAACGTAGGCGGGCAGAACATGATGGCCGGTGGTACTCCGGCCATGGCGGGCGCAGCCCCGGTCCAGTCGATGAAAGATGGCGGTCGCGTGCGTGGCGAAGCCAGCGAACCTGTGATGATCGAGGCCCACACCGGTGAGTACGTCATCCCCAAACATGTTGTGGATATGAAGGGCCGTGAGTTCTTCGACCGTATGCTGGAGCAGTATGCAGAGAAGGCCAACAATGAGGACTGACCTGACCATCGAGATGCTGTCGCCTGAACAGGTGGACGACGAGTGGGCGGCGCTAGAGCCGATGCTCGACGCCTCGTGCAAAAGCAACGAAATTGGCATTCTCGATATTACGCCGGACGACATCCACACGCTGGCGGTTACAGGTATGTGCGTGTTGTTTATTGGACGGGAAAACGGTACACCTAAAGTAGTCGTAGCCATCCAATTCAACGATACGAACGGGCACAAGGGCGCAGACGTAATCGCCATGGGCGGCGAGCGCCTGATGAAGTTCAAGGATGCGTACTGGAATTTGATCCTTGATTGGCTAAAAGCCAACGGATGTGAGTTTCTCGATGCGTATGCCAATGAACGGCTGGCAAAAATATACATGGGCAAATTTGGGTTTAACAAATCCTGCTCGCTCGTACGGATGACTTTATAGGAGGCAGCGATGTCGAGAGGTGTAAGAAGAGTCTTGGGCGTGGTGGCAGCGATTGCTGTTCCATTTGTCGCACCGGCCATCGCCGGTGCGTTAGGCGCAAGTTCCATGCTGGCTGGTACGGCAACCGGGGCTTTTCTCGGCACTGCAGGCGGTAACGCCCTCACAGGTGCCGTGCTCGGCGGGGCCAGTTCAGCCTTGACCGGCGGGGACCCGCTTACTGGCGCGCTCATGGGCGGTATCGGCGGATTTGCCGGTGGCGGTGGATTCCAAAACCTGTTCGGGCAGCAACCTCTCGTCGCAGGTCAGCAGGCTGTAGGCGGCGGTGTCTTTGGCGGACCGGGCATGACCACGGGTACACCACTGGCGCAGCAGGCGGGCTACCTACAAGGCGGTGCGTCCAGTCTTTTGCCACCGGCGACCGGCGCAGGCGCAGGCGCAGGCGCTGGGTTCTTGGAAGCAGGTACTGCCGCCGCAGCAGCCGGTGGGCAGACGGCCCTCCAGTCTGGTATCGCGGCTCTGACCGACCCGAATACGCTGGCACGGATCACGTTGCTTGCCACCTCTGGCGACATGACTGGCCTGTCGGCTGCGGAGGGAGAACTGGTAAACCTGCGCAGGCAGGAACTCCAAGAGATCGCCGCGACCAACCAAGAACTGTTCGATCAACAGGTCGAGGCCGCACGCAACTTCATGCAGATGGCCGCGCAGAACGCACCGAACCCGGAGCAGGCGTTTGCGGAGACCAAGATCGCTACCGAGCGGCAGCTTGCCGAGCAGACCCGTGGTCTTGGTGCAGGTGAAGCGGCACTGGCCCAGCGCCGGGCAGCCATCCGTGGTACGCAGACAGGTGCAACGGCAGCCGCAGCAGAGGAAGCACGTGGTCGCCAGACTCAAACCTCGCTGATGCAAGCTGGCCTTGGGGCACTCCCGACTTCTGCCCCAGAGGGCTATGCGGGGCTGGCGCTTCCGATGTATGAAGACCTTGCTGAGCGTGCGCGGCAGGCTCGTGCCGATCTGACCTATGGTATGACCCGTGCAGCACCGAGCCTGTTCGGCGGCGTGGCGTAAAGGAGAGAACCATGGCGTTGACTGTAGGGAATGTCGGACGGGGAAATTACGTCCTCGGCGGTCTTGGGCGTGTTGAAGGTCCGAGCGCAGCAGAAGCCATGGACCTCGCCCAACGGGAGGAACAGCGGTTCCGTGACGCAGAGCGTCAAGCTCGCCAGACTGAACTGAGTATGCAGGAAACCCGGCAGGCGATGCAACTCCGCGCTGCGCAGGAACAGCGTGCCCAAGCCGGGTTCGAGGCGGCGCAGGCCGCACGTGGTCAGGCGGCAGCCCGAGCAGCGCAGGAGCGCGCTGCAATGGATAGGCTTATGGAAGGTCTATCTGGCATCGGTGGTGCGCCTGCACCCAGTGCCGCCCCCGCAGATGTGATCGCTCCGACTGCACCGCCGCGCGTTGGCTTGGCTTTGCCCATGGGGTCTGGCGTGCCGTTGTCGTTTGGTACGGCTGTGCCGGGCGCGGCTCCTGCTGCGGCCCCTGCGGCTCCTGCTGCGGCTCCTGCTGCGGCTCCCGCCGCAGGCACTCCGCTTTCCATGGGCGTTACACCCACGGGTCCTGCCGGTGGTGTACAGGTCGCTTCGCTTGACCCACAGGAAGCCTTCCGGTTGGCATTCCAGACCCGCCCCGATCTGTTCGGCGGCGGTGTCCAAGTTGCTGACGCAAGCGGCGGTGTCCAAGTTGCTGACGCAAGCGGCGGTATCCCTGCCGGTGCCCTGCCCACCGGTCAGCCAGTTCGTGCTGAGTTTGGCGGCATCCCGTTCGACGTGTACCCCGACGGGCGCATCGTCAACACTGTGACCAATACAGAACTTCCCATGACCGGTGAGTTTGATGCGCTTCGGTCGATCCTTACCCAACAGGCTGGTGTAGGCGCTGCGCCACAAGCTCCTGTAACGGCACCAGAGTTCCGGGGAGTGGACCCCAATGCTCCTGCGTTTACGCAGGATGTGCAGGGCTTGCTTCGCCAAGGCGACATCGCCGGGGCGCTGAGCCGTATTCAGGTTGGTCTGGCCACCGGTACCTATGGCCCCATGGGTAGCCCGCTCGGTAGAACAGTTGGGTATTTTGCCGACACACCGGAGGAAGCTGCGCGGCGCACCGCTGTGCGCGAAGCTACGCAGTGGTTTAACGATCCTGCAAATGAGCGCCGCCTGCTGGAGAACCCAGACCTTCTGACCGAGGCTGCTGCTGACCCGATCAGCTTTGTAGCCCGCCAAGCTGCGACTCAGCAAACAGGCGTGGAACCTGCAAGCCCCGAGGCTGCGGCAGCCGAAGCACCGACGACGGCGGAGGAAGCGGCACCGACGCAAGATACCCCGTGGGGCGGACTACAACTGAACTTCGGCACGCCAGTTCAGCTTTCCTTTGGGGAGTTTGATGGCCGTGGTAGCGAAGCCTATGTCGCAGCGCCCGAGCGCATCTTCCAAGACGCAGACCTCGTGGCCCGTCAAGGCCAGCGGCTGCAACTCTTGGCGAACTACTACCAGCAGACCAACAACCTCGAAGGGCTGGTCGGTGTGCTGAACCAGCTTGACGAACTCAACGTCGAGCAGCGGTACCTTGATGGTATGACCGCCATCGTTGGTATCCAGCAGGAAAACTTTGGTCCTGTACAGGCGCTGCTGCAGCAGCGGTTCCCCGGCCAGCAGGTTGAGGTCCGGCCCTATACCGACGGCACCGTGGAAATCTTTCTCGATGGTCAGAGCGAAGCCCGGCTTACTTGGGACGACATGGCCCAGAACCTCCGTGATGTCTACGACCGTGGGTTCATCGAGCAGCAACAAGCACTGGCTGAAGAAGCTGCATCGCGGTCGCGGTTCCTGTTTGAGCAGGAAACTGAGCAGATGCTCCAAGGGGCGCGCGAAATCGCTGTGGCTAACAACCAAGCCGAGATTGACCGCCTCGAAGGCAGCGGACGGATCACCCGCATCGGTGAAACAGCCAATGGCGAGGTTGTGTTCGAGACAGTTGTCGATGGCGTCCCGATCCAATTCGTGTATCGTGAGACCATGACGCGCGACCCGGCCACGGGCGCAGAAATCCCGGCGCTGGTTGCTACTCCGATTGACCAGTCGCTGGTACAATAACGAGGTGATACATGGTAGACCCTATCCTGAACTTCGGCGTTGGTTTGCAGGAGTCGATGGGCGCTGGCCTCCGTACGCCTCGTCCCGATCTCTATAGCAACCTGCCGTCCCTCGGGACACAGGGTATTCGGTCCGGCCTTGCGGATGTCGAAGTTGAGCGTCAACAGGCGCTTGACCGTATTTCTGGGCTTGGCGCACCAAGCGCACCGCGTCTACAACCGCCGCCGGAATCTGCCATGCAGGCAGGTGGCGACATCTACTATAGCCCGGGCATGGATCGCTTCTCCGTGGGCGGTGTGGAGTTCGGCCGCGAGGATTACGACGTAGCCCTGCAATCGCCCAGCTACATCGGTCGGCAGGCACCAGCGCCGGGCGGCGATTTCCGCCGCATCTCTCCGGCAGAGTACCAGCAATACCTGCAGGGTATCTCCGAAGGCCGTGGTCTTATGGGCAACCTTGCCATCGGCACACGCAACGTCGGTGAAGGACTTGTCGGCGGCGCAGGTCGTGGTCTCCAGATGTTGGGGTACGAGGGCGCTGGTCAAACGCTTGTCGATGTCGGTGAAACGATTGGTGTGTCTGAGGCAGAGCAGGCGCGCTCGGCTGCCATCGCAGAGCAACAAGGGCTTCTGGAGCAGATCGGGACCGCCACCGTCCAGTCGGCACCCACTCTCGGGGTGTCCATCGGCGCAGGCCTTGCGGGCGCTGCAGGTGGTGCGGCTGTCGGTGGCCCTATTGGTGCAGTCGTCGGTGGTTTGGCCGGTATCGCCGCTTCGATCTTCCCTATGGAACTGCAGGCTTCGTGGGAAGCTGCAGAGGCTGAAAACCTTGACCCAACTGACCCGAATGTTCAGACAGACATTCTGCTCTCCACGCTGTTCAAGACTGCCGTGCAGTCCGCCGGTCCGGCTGTCATCACCCGTGGGTTCTCGCCCGCCCTGCGCCGTGTTGTTGGTGATGTAACTGGTCGCACATTGGGTCAGCGCATTACCCGTGGTGTTGGTGCCGGTGCCCTTGAAGGCTCGGCCGAAGCCATCGCCCAGATCACTGACCGCGTCGTGTTCGACCCGGACCTGCGTGCTGAGTTGAATGAGGCGGACATCGCCGCCCTCGCCCCGCTGGTAGCCCAGCGGCATGGTGAAGAAGCCCTCGTCGCCTTCGGTGCAGGCTTCCTGCTTGGTGGCCCGCTTGGTGCGCTGGGCACACCGGAAACCACCCGGCCGCGCGTTGATCCTGACAACGGTCAGCCTACTGACCTGCTCAGCGGCGCTACGCTGGAACCGCAGGCAACGCCCCAGATTGCTGGGCCTGAAGCCCGCCTCGGCCTACCGTACTACCCTGAAGGTGCGCCAGCGGCTGCACCGCAGCCCGCCATTGCTGGCCTGCAAGTCCCTGCCGGTTTGCTCCCCGCACCGCCTGCGCCTGTCCAGCCCGCTGGTTACAGCGGTGCGCAGGCCGAGATGTTTACACCGGCCGAAGGTGGTATCCACAGTGCCGCCATGCGGCGTATGCAGCCGCCCACTGGTACACCGCAGCAGTTGGCAGCAGGTCCGCTCCTGTCTCCGGGCGCATTTACCCAGCCCGAGGCTGCAGCCCAGACCCCCATCGAAGTGTTCCCCGCTGGGACCACCACACAACAGCTTGCGGCAGCGCCTTTGCGCTCGCCGGGTCCGTTTACACCGGCGCAGCCTATACCGGGCCAGACAGAACTCGATCTCACCGGTTACGCAGCAGCGCCAGCCACGGCTCAGCCGGGGGCTATTGCCGCCCAGCTTGGTCCTCTCCTTGAGGCTCGGCGCGCTGAGGCGGATCGTCTACAGCGGGAAACGGCAGCAGCCCGGGCGGCACAGGAAGCACGCGCAGCGCAAGAGGCAGCGCAGCGCACTCAGCGTGAGGACCAGCTTCTCAGCGCACGGCGCGAACAGGTGCAACTTGAACAGGACACCAATATTCTAGGGGAGGAATTGGTCGGTGGTGACTTCGACATCCTCGGTACTGCTGCACGTGCTGAATGGGATGCAGCGGTAGCTGCGCTGGACCCGGAGGTCCGCGCTGATGTTCTGACCGGTGAGCCCACCACGTTCGCAGGCAACCAAGCGCAGGCTGAACTGGCCCAGTTGGGTGCGGCGCTCCGCAACCGTCGTAGTAACAAACTGCGTCGTCAGGCTGCTAAGCCGCCGACGATCATTGAGCCAGCGGCTGCGCCGAAACCGGCACCCCCCGAGGGTGTCTCGACGCCTCAGCTGGAGCTGTTCCGCGCTGGTGCCCCGGGTGCAGACCCGGCACCCGACGGCTTTATGTATCTGGCCGACAACGAACAGGCGGCGCAAGGCGGTGCCAAGCAGCCGATTCGGACGGCGCAGGTCCAGTTCTCCAATCTACTGCAGGTTGCGTCTCGCAGAATCCTCGACAGCACGCTGGGTGTCAGCGAGGCCACCGATCTCGCACGGGCAAACGCAGCACGCGCCGCCGGGTATGACGGCGTGGCCATCTCGCGCAATGCGAAGAGTGCGCGCCCTTGGACGGAGTACTTCGTCCTCAACCCCGAGTCGGTTCTGTTCCCTGACCCCACCCCGCCCAAAGGACCTGCACCCAAGAAAGGAGCACCAGATGCCGTTCGTAAGCAAGGCCCAAAGGAGAGCACTCTACGCAAAGGACCCAAAGCTGGCTTGAGAGTTCGAGGCAAAGACACCAAAGGGCAAGAAGCTGCCCGAGCGCGTGAAGCCGAAGCCCAAGACGCGGAAGTAGTCCAGCGCCAGATGGCGCTATCGCCGGAGCAGAAAACCGCTCTGCTCACTGAACTGGACACCGACACTGATGGATTGATCGACATGATGGTCGATGATCCTGCCCGGGTCGATGCTGCGATTGACCGCGTTTTGGAAGCTGAGGTTGCACCTGAACCTGAACCTGAACCTGAACCCGAAGCGCCGCCCAAACGTGGCGACAGCGCTCCGACGGACATGGGGGTCACGGAGGCGTGGGATAAATACGTCAAACCGTTCCTGCCTGCGCCCGTCGAGCGCACGGCTATTTCCAAAGGCGCGTTCGCAAGCCAGTGGTCTGATGCTGTCAAAGCGGGCCGGGGGAACGTGACGACCGCGATCAGTATCTTGCGGCAGACTACCAGCTATCCCCCGCTGGAGGCACAAGCGATACTAAGCCTAGACCCTGCTGTCACGCCTGTTGACGAGGACACGCGTGAGGCTGCGCTATGGACCTTGATGGAGACGGCGTTTACGTCAGCCGAGGGCGGCACGCCTGTCAAAGCTCTGGGCAACAAGAGACCCATACCATTTGCACAGGACGTTTTGTCAGAACACGCATGGACCAAAGCCGACAAGGAAGCCCTGCTGGACTTTGCGACAGAGGAGACAATCGCCGCCGCCCGTGCGCAGCCTAACCCCACCGAGCAGATGCGAGCGCTCAACAGATTGCTCGCTAACACGGGTGTCCTGAATACTGCCAATGATGTCGATGCCGACACCACCTCCAACCCGGCTAGTGACTTGGTGGACGAGATCGTTGGGTACAATGAAGCCCCGCATAACCCCGAAGGGTGGGAACAAAACCGTCTTCGTGAGTTAGTGCGGGCGTTCAATAAGTACGCCAGCCAAAACCCGGAAGCATACGGCTCTGTGGTCGAAATCCAAAAGGATGCCGAGGGCAACCAAGTCTCCATTCCGATCTACCAATACATCAACAACCAAGGGTATGTGAACTTCCAAGGCGGGCGCATCGTACCCAACCCGAAAGCGACGGACCCCCGCACGCAGGAACGCGTAGCCGCCGCTCCTGAACAGGTCGAACGCGGCGGAGCGGGTTTGGCAAGCATGACCACTCGCGGTACGCGCTCGCAAAAGACAGGGCGCACCTCTCAGATTGACCTGAACGACATCTCCAACGCCGTTGACGCTGACGGCAAACCCATCCGTGGGGCCATGCCTCTTGGCAAACAGAAGATGGTTGCCAAGTCGTTCCTCAAGCGGCTGCGCAACGCGCCGCGCATGTATATGTTCAAGGATCAGGCGGACCTTCTGAAGCGCAACCCGGCGCTGCACGCTCGCGCCGCTGGTGCGCGTGCACAAGGAGACTTCGACCAAGCCCCGGCAGCAGGCTACTCGTTTGGTAACGGCGAGGTCATCATCTTCACGGACCGCATCGCTAACGAGCAGCACCTCAAGTTCGTGCTGGCGCACGAAACCTTTGGTCACTACGGGTTGCGCGGTGTCCTGCCGAACGCTGAGTTCGACAAGGTAATGGAAGGGCTTTACGATCTCGACTCGTCGATCCAGCGCGGTGTCGATACCGCCATGGAGGCAAACCCAGACCTTGGCAAAGCAGAAGCTGTAGAGGAGTTCCTCTCCGATTACGCGGCGGTGTTGGACACGCGTCTCATCCTCCGCGTGTGGAACGCCATCAAGGATGCACTCAACAAGCTGGGTATTTCCTTCAAGGATGACTCGGTTCGCTATCTGCTCTCGCAGGCACGCCGGTATGCTAGAAGCCCCCAGAGAGGATTCACTACCGATCTCAACGAGATCGCGCGGGATTTGCGCAGCGTAGAGTATGGAACCGCGCCCGGTCGTTACAAGCCTGCGAGCGAAGGCTTCAAGGATATGCGCACCATTGGTGAAACCGCACGCATGGGGTTAGAACTCCCAACCAGTCTCCAAGAGGGGCTGGATGCAATGCAGGGTAAATGGGGCGACTTCGATAACAACTGGCGGAAGTTCAAGTCTACCTTCCTCAGCCTTGGCACGTTCGACTCACGGGTGAACCCGGGGTCCAAGCGACTGCATGACATCCTGCAGGAAGCGTCGGACATTGCCATGTCGGTGCGTGACCGACTGAACACCACCATGCGTGTGGCGTTGAACAGAGGGATAGCGGGCACCGGGCTGTTCGGTAAGTCGGCTGCGGATTACGAACGTGTTAACAACTTGCTGCATCATGCACGTATCCGTGCGATCATGGCGCTGCGCGAAACGCCAGATAAAGGCCGGGCACCGCTGGTGGAGTACGACGAAGCGACGGGTACGTACAAACCGACTGACGAACTGGAACGTCTGGACAACCTGTACAGGTTGAAGTTCGAAGACGCCCGCGATGGCTTCAGCTATACGTTCACGAACATCAACGAGGACGGAAATGTACAAGGTGAACAGACCATCAGCGTACCGGGTATCGACGGGCTGACCAGAGACAGCGAAATCTGGAGGTCCTATGAGGCTGCGCGTAAAGCCTACATCGACACGGAAGTACAACTGCTGATCGCCCAGTTGTCGGCAGGTACTATCCGCGAGAAAAGCGCACTGAAGGAAATCGGCAGCGTGGTGCCCGATGCCCAACTGAATACCGAGGAGCGGGCGCTTATGCGCCGGGCCATCAGACGCTACAAGGAGTTGTATGAAGCCGGGTCGTCGATCAACTCGGAAGGGGCCATCGTCTACGTCGATAAGTCAACCGAACTCGCAAATGAATTTGCGAAGGCGTTCAACATGGCAATCATCGCCAATGAAGAAGCTGCGTCAGACGCCGAAGCCAAAGCGCGTAACGATGCGGTGAAAAAGTTCTTCGACCAACCCATCCAAGACGACGTGGTTGCTGAGATCGAAGCATTCAAGAAGCGTGCATCTGAAGGCGCTGGGTTCGGCGCTGACCGGTTTATCGTCCAGCGGGCTATCACGAGCCTGCACACCCAATCCATGCAAGAGGGTGGGTCTGGCGAGTTCCTTCGCCGGTCAATCGTTGCCCAGTACTCCCCGATTGTGCGCGAAGGCGCGTATGAAACGAGGACCCGGGCCGTTGACGTAAGGACAGGCAAGCCGGTAGCACTTGACGCAGGGTTCAAAGATGGACTGGTCTACGCCCAGTTTGCGACAATGTCAGAGGCCAACGCGTTTCGGAAGAAAGCAGCAGAGGCTTTCGGGGACACCCCATACACGGTCCGCGCCCGTGGACCAGACGGCCAGATGCAGGAGATCGAGGTCCGCTTTGAGTTCGTAACCGGGGAAGTACTGGTCGAGGCAGCCACGCCGCTCAAGGTAAATGTCAACGAGTTTGTGGCTGGCCTGAACTATTTCGGTATCAGCATCCGCCCGGAGAAGCGCGAGGAAATCATACAAGCGCTGACACGGCAGGACTCCAGAGCACGTAACCGGCTCCTAGCCGGTCTGAACCCGGGCGATGCACGGGACGCCATCGCTGGTATCGCCAAGCACATCGACGGTCGGGCAAGCACCATCGCCAAAACCCTCACCCGGCCCAAGGTGGACGAACTCATGAGCCCGCGCATCGCGGAGTCGCGGCTACTCTGGGAGGGCAACAAGCCGAAGGTCGATGCGCTAAGAGCAAACTTGGACGCCCTGCGGGCAGACCCGAACGCTTCGGACAAGACCATCAATGTGGCGCAGCGCGAGTACGACGAAGCGTTGATGATGTACAAGTGGACCAACCCGGAACCCGGAGTGTCGCGTCGGACCGAAGCGTTGAACAAGGCGGCATCGCTCCTGAAGTTTCTCGACCAGAACGCTTCGGTCAACGACTCTGACCTTGAGGCGTCCGGCCTTGTCTCCACGTGGCGTTCGTACACCAGCCTTGTCCAGTTGGGTGGCTCCATCGCCACAGGCTTGCTGAACCCTGTCAGCGTGTACACCAACGGCGTGCCGTACCTAGCATCCTACAATTCGAAGACAGCATTCGGCGGCGGTTTCGGTGGGCGTGCACTGATAGAGGTCAACCGGGCGTTCGCACAAGTCGGCGTGCCGGGTATGAAAAATCTACAGGGTATGAACACCGCAGAGTTCTGGCGCGAAGTGCAGAGCAATCCCGCCTTGCAGAAGAAACACAAAGTCTCCGCCCGCGAAGCAGAGATGATCGCATTGCAAATCCGTGAAGGTCGCATGATCCCGGCGCAGCACAACGCGCTCGTGAGTACGTCGCGTGGGCGCACAACACGTGACGCCTTCAGTAAAGCCATTGACCTGTGGATGTCCCCATTCAACCTCACCGAACAGGCATCGCGCCGTGCATTCGGGCTGGCATCCTTCCGGCTGGAGTACCAGCGCCAGCTACAAGGTATCGACCCGACACTCGACAGGAACTCTGCCGAGTACACCATCGCAGAGCAGGCCGCGTATGATCGCGCCGTGGACTTTACCACTCGGGCTTTGGATGTGGCGCTTGGAGATTACGCGGTCATGAACCGCCCTGCGTTCTTCCGTGCGGGACTGCCGGGGCTGATCTATATGTACAAGGTCTTCCCCACAACATCTATCCAGATGTTCAGAAACCTCAGTCCTAATGGCAAGATGGTCATGCTGGCTGCGCTATGGCTTCTGGGGGGTGTCGCCGCGTTCCCGTTCGCAGAAGACTTGGAAGACCTGACTGATACGCTCATGCAAACGGCGGGTGTGGGGGAAGGCAGCGTCCGCGCGTGGCTGGCGACCAATCTGATCGAACCGATAGCACCGGGCATGTCGCCCGTTGTGTTCCGTGGGCTTCTGTCAGACTACTTTGGGGGTGACATCGCTGGCCGGGTGTCGCTCAGCCCACTCCCGGGTACGGACATGTTTGTCGCCGGGGCTGACGTATCAAGGGCGCTTGGAGAAATCGCGGGTCCCATCCCCTCAGCGCTTATCGGCACCGTGCAGTTTGCGAAAGACCTTGTGCGTGCGCCGTTCTCGACGACAGTCACAGCAGAACAGGTTCTCAGAGAGGCTCCGGTCACGGCACTTCGCATGGTGGGGGACGCATACGCATACACGCAGGCAGGGGCTATCATCGACCGCCGTGGATATGTCGTCTCGCCAGATGTGTCCGGCGCAGAAATACTTGTCCGCCTACTCGGGTTCTACCCGACACGGGCAGCGGAGGAGTACGGAAACATCAGGGTCATCAAGCGGGTGGCAGACTATCGGCGCGAAGCTGTGACATCCTTCCGGCAAGCATGGGTGTCTGCCCGTGTGCGCAACGACAGGGGTCGTATGCGGGAGATCGAGCAAGCTGTACGTGATTGGAATAACTACCACCGTGGTGGTCCGCTGGTCATCGACAATTTCCGGCAGGGTTCAGTTCGGGCATATCGTGAAGCCATCCGCCCAGCGGTCGAGCGTACGCTCCGCACCACGCCACTGTCGAGCCGCGAGTATCTGGAGCGTGCGACAGACCTCATGACGAGGTAGGCTATTGCCTACCTCTGAGGTCCACCACGTTGTTTAGGTCCACTTGTTTGCTGGCTTCGACCACATCGTCCAGTACTCCAGCCATGCGCGGGTGCGTCAGGTCTATACCGATGACGTAGGTCTGGGGTATTGCCAACGGGGTGTTCTTACCCAGAGTACCCTTCTGGCTGCTGGGGGTGGCATCAGCACCTTCAGCTTGCAGCGCCGACACGAACTCCCGTGGGTTCTGTCCCTTGTCCGCGTACCACTTGCGGAAGTGTGTGCGGTCAAGAAACATGATCGCCTTGGTGATGTCCGTAGACCCGGTGTTCCTGTATGCGTCGATCCTGACACGCACGCTGTTGCGCGGTAGGCGTTGGTAGTCCACCAGCGGGGACGAGTTCGGGCTGTGGAACACCTGCACAGTCTCTGCCAGATGCTCGTTCATGTACTCAGCAACGAGGTCGAACATGTCATGCTGGTTGTCCGTGATGGCTTGCCGCATAGCAGTCAACTGTCCTATCGCCCATTTGATCGCGTCCTCTGGGGAGTACGCCACGATACTCCACTCGTGGGCCAGCCGCAGAACGAGGTCCACCAATACGCACCCGGCTTCCCAGTACCGCTCGACACCTGTGAACCGCTGACCATAACGCGTTGTGAACTCTGCGAAGGCGTTGGCCACCATAGCCCTGATGCCTTGCTCGTCCATCTGCATCAGCCGCTCGACGAAGTCCCTCCCCGCATGGCCGTAGTTCTCGGTGAATAGCCGGTGGAGTTTCCGTCCGGCGTCTGTCCCATCCCGGTAAATAGGGGACCGGTCAACTCTGAACTCCAAGAGACGAGCAAGCTGGGCATCGGTCTCGTACCCAGCGGACAACAACTTGCTGGATAGTGGCTTGTTGGTGGATAGGGTGGAGAACAGCGCCCATTCTCTCGGGGCTTTCTCTTCTGCGCTGCGGGTGAGGCGGGCCTTGTCCCGCCCTTGGCTGACCCAGTACAGGTAATCCCCAACGTCTTTGTCTGTCATCTGGGTGGCTTCGTCCACCGTCATGGGCAGGTTGCCGTAAAGGCCGAAGCGGTTGAACAGAGAGTTCGCTGTGAACTTGGACTGGAAGTGCAGCTTCTCCGGGTCGCCCCACACTGACTGCTGCATCAACTGTGCCTGTGATTTACCGCTACCTGACTCGCCGTAGAAAGAAACAGTCAGACCCTTCAGGCCAGTGAACTGCATGAGGATCGAGGCAAAAGCGATACCGATGGAGAACTGGTGAGCGTACAGCTTACCGCGCCGCAGCACATCCGTGCCTGCCTTCCACGTGTCGTAGTTTCCCTTCACCGTGAACATGTCGCTACCTGCGCGGTTCACGTGGCTGGCTAGCCTGATGGTATCTTTCTCGATGGTCCCGTCGTCATTGCGCCGGTAGAGGTCGTCACCCAGAACGAATACCTTGTTGTCCTCCTTCCACCCCATGGTGGCGTAGTGGTTCGTTATGGTCCTGACTTTGCGCAACTCGTTCATGTAAGAGCGCATCATGATCTGAAAGTACTCCGTCTGTCTTTTGGTCTGCAGCACAATGCCTTGGTCTGCGATGTTGCTCACGAACTCGCGGTAGGTCCCATCAGCCAGATAGGCTTGGCGCAGCGTCAGCACCTTCCACCCTACGTGGGGGCGCTCCCACATGAACTGTGCGACCTCATAGCCAAGATGCTCGTCGTACCCATAGCTGAGGGGGTAGATATCAAAGGGTGCTACTTCGATCTCAGTGTCGTCGATGACAGCCATGATCCCCTTATCTGTTCGCTTGAACGGCTTGGGGATAGCGACCTCTGTGACGACGGCCTCGGGCGCGTTCGCGCTGGTGTCCACCTCTTTATGCCGCACACCCAGTCGCGCCGGGCTGCCGATCTTCCCTGCGAGCGGACAGCCTCTGCATCCGACGGGGCGCTCAGCTTCGAACTTGGCGCAGGTCGTAGGCCCGGTGGCTTGCTGCCGCCACTGCTCCATCTTCTTCAGCGTGGCACTCTCGGAGTAGCCCGGGTGGTTCTCACTCCAACGCCTTGCTGTATCCTCGGGCTCCTCACAGAACGCAGCCAGACCGATCAGGGCGTACCAGAAGGGCTCGGGGACTTGGTCTTGGTTCTCCACCGCCCACTTCACCTGCTGACACTTCTCTGCCACGAGAGCGGGGATCGCCGGGGGCATGTCGCTGTGCACTGCGAGGCTGTCCCGCAGCCCGTTGTTCCGCTTCTTGATCGGTGCGTTCGTCGGGTTGAAGTAGTAGGCCAGCGCCTTCTTCAGCGCAGCCACGGTGGTATCGCCACCGTCGATCAACACCCCAACGAGTTTAGGGTTGGTCGGGTCCTTGAAGTTGTGAGTACCAACGGGGCGCAGTACAGCCGACGCGTCGGCGGTCTTGGTCACGTCGATCTCGAACTTCTGCCCAGCGGCAGCGTCCTTCATGGCCCGGGCTATCGGCGTCCACTCATCGCGGTCGAG